AACATGGCAGACATTAGACCATTAGGAAGTGAAAGATTAGAAGGGATTGACAAAATTAAAAGAATTATGGAAATCTCTAAGTACAAAGAAGTTTCAAATGAAACTATCAATGAAAACGCTTCAACACACTATAACATTACTTTTGCCGATGGTAACGAATACGGTATCATAAAAGAAAGACAAGGTTATATCATCAAACAAATCGTTTCAGAAGGTCAATCAGATTATATTGATTAAATTAAAAATAGAAAATATTTTTCAAGTTATTCTCAAGCGTTAAGAAAACTTAATCTAATGATTAAGGAAAATAATTCTCTTGTTGGTAACGACGAAGAACTTTCTTTATTTGGAGAACAAAAAAAGTTTGTCTTAAGAACTCCTAAACCAGAGATTGAGGCACCTGTTGAACAAGCACCTCCGATGCCAGCCGCACCACCACTTCCTGAACCAGAATTACCTGCTCCTGACGCAACATCTCCTGAAGGTGATGTTGATGCTGAGTTAGATATGGATTTAGAGATGGGTGACGATCAGATGGATGCCGAAATGGATGTTCAGTCAGAACCAATGGATCAAGAACAAGTAACTTTTAAAACAATTCAAAAACTTACTGGTAAATTAACTCAAAAAGTTAGACAGTTTGCATCAGAAAATGATATGTCTTCTGAAGATATAAAGTATGTTATTAATATGGTTTTATCTTCGGTTGATTTAGATTCATTATCTTTTGAAGATAAGGATGAAATTTTAGGTAAGTTTGAATCTGATGAAGAAGGTGATATGGGTGGTGATGATATGGGTGGTGAAGATCTAACTGATGACAGTGAGGTTGAAGACATTCAAGCTGATATGGATATTGAAAACGACGCTGATATGGTAGACGATGGAGCAGCTGGATTTGGTAAAGTTGAAGCTGATGAACAATGGCAAGCAGCAATCGCACCGGCACTTGAAAGAATGGCTGTGGGATATGTTGCGGACAAAGCCGTGGATAAGGTATCTGATATGTTTTCAAGTAACGAAGGTGAGATGGAAGAAGATGTTACACCGGCAGAAAAAAGTATATTAGATCATTTATTTTCAGAATCAAAAGTAGATAAAGTTTTATCGAAATATTTTGAAGTAGGTGTAAGTGAAAAGAAATTAAACGAAGAAAAAAGAATGAAGAAAAAACTTCAATCAAAACATAATGTTGTTAAGGTAATGGAATCAGTTAAAAAAATATCTGAAACTGTTGAACAAGAATTAGCGTCTGAGAAGTTTTTAGAAGAAAATATCGGGTTTCACCTTGTTGGAAAAACAAATAAGAAAAATTTAGTTTTCGAACATGGAACTAAACAAACAAAAATTTCACCTGAAGGATTATTAGTATGAGTTATCTAATCTATGTAAACGGTTTAGGACCTAATTACAAAGGTGATAATTTATATGAATTTATATTTTCAGAAAAAAAAGATGTTTGGGGAGAAAACTGGGAGAGTAAACCTTCAAATGGTTATCCTCAACCACCCGAATTAAAGTATGTAAAGAAAGTAGGAGTTCTGAAAAACACCGATGTAAAATTGGAGTTAATTCAGAACTCTGATTATTTTAGTATGATCGATGCTGTGGATGGAGTTGTTGCTTTGGCTTGGGAAAAGGATGATACGGAATCTGAAAGAATGGTTTTTAGATTTGGACAAACAGAAGACGAAATAAATGACATTTTATATTCAAGAGATTTAATTCTCTCAATAGATAAAAAAGAAGTATATGAAAATTAATAAGAAAGCCCTTGAATTGATTGAGAAAGGATTATCATCAGGAACAGTTTATAAATTAACTGAATCTCAGATTAATGATCTACATTCTAAATTAGTATCTGAAGTTACTATGGTTTCAAAAAGTGATGCTGATACAATTAACAGATTGAAAACTGAGAAAAAACCTTTTGAGGTGTATGAGAAGGAGATGAAAGAAGACGAAGAAGATACTATGGATTTTGAGAAGGGAGAGAGAACTCAAGATCCTAAACAAGTCGGTCCATCAAGCAATGATGGTTTTGACAATTACGGAGATGGTACAGGTGAGTTTAATGAATCTAAAACTAAAAGTAATGCATATTCTATCTGTCATTCTCAAGTTGGTCCTAAAAAATCAAGAAAATGGCAAAGATGTGTTAAACAAGTAGAAAAACAATTGAAGGAAGGAAAAAATCCCGTATCTTTGTTTATAGAAAACAAAATTATGGAACTAGTATCAAAACACATACCTGCTAAGATGACAAAAGGAGATTTATTAAAATACGTTAATGAAGATGGTCCTGCAGTTGCACCAAGTAAACCTAAGACAAGTCCAGGAACAAAACCAGGAAAGCCGGCAACAAGACCACAGAAACCTGGACACCCATTAAAGAATCCAAATCCAGGTGAAAAACCAGCACCCAAAGCTTCTAAGAAATCTCATGAAGATGCGAAAGACGAGGTTTTAGATTTAATAGTTCAAATTTTAAATAAATAATCATGGCAAAAAGAGTTAGAGAACAGATAGACTACGGTAATAGACCTGAAAGAATGGATCCTAATTTGGAAAGAAAATTAAGTGATCCTGAAAGTTTGTATGGTAAAAATCCTGCCATGAAGAAAGGAGCTGCTGATGTTGAAAGATTAGTTAGTTCAAGATTTAAGAAAGTTGCAGATAAGTTGAAAAAATCTGCAAATATCCCTAATTTGAGTCCTAATGCGGTACAAAGCCTTTACATGCAAATGATGTCAAGGATTCCTTATATCATGCAAATTGAAGCTGCCAATAAAGAGGAACTTGAACAATTAGCAATCCAAGCGTCTTTAGATGAAACTGAAGTCCCTGAGGGTTGGGTCGATATTCAAGCTAACTTAGGTGTTCCAATTGATGTTTCTAATTTTAGATATCAACCTGAGGAGCCTAAAGATGATGAGGAAGACGAAGAAGAAAAAAAAGAAAAGTTAAAGTTATCTTCATTTGATGTTGATGAGTTAACAGATGAAGAACAATTAGAGTTAGAAAAACATAAGAGAAATATTATTAACGCAATAATTCAGGGAGCGGCGAAAAGAGGACATTATATTTTTCAAAAGCCAAATATAAAAAGAGCGTTGGATAGAATTAATCCAGAATTATTCTCTCTTTATCTTGCAATAATGGCAGTAAACGATTACATGTATTTCACTCAAGAACAAATGATTGAAATGATGAGTCAAACAGGTCAAGGAGTTGCTGGTAAGGTTGAATTAGATCCTGATGAAGACGGAGAAGAAGGTGATGAAGACGGAGAAGGAGAAGGAGAAAGTGATACAGTGATTAAAGCTGACGGATTAATATTCCCAATTTTATGTCATGAAATTATAAAAGGTATTGAAGAATCAAAAGGAAGACACGGATTACCAAAGGAATCTGGAATGCGTGAGAAGGTACAAGGTCAAGTTGATACATTAGCGAATGAGCCAATGCAACTTAGAATTGGACCTGAGATTGTTGAAAAAATTAGATACTCACTACCTGACCAAATGTTTGATGAAGATAACAAGGGTCTAATAAACTGGTTCCATATCTTGTTATACCAAATTGAAGCAACCGAATTCTTAGAAATTATTGGTAATTCGATTTCTGATGAAAAATCTAAGAACAAAAAAGCAACTGAAAGATTTGAAGAAATCATGAAGGAAGCAATGGAAATGAAAAACGAGTTCGAAAATTATCAAGAGGAAAACGATATTGATCCTGAAGATGAAGATGACGGACTTGACGATTTCTTCGGAAGTTTAGGTATATCGAGACCTAAATAAGTCTCTGTGACAAAAGAACAACTAATTATTGAAGCCACGAAGTGTATGAAAAACACTCCGTACGCCATGAGGACATACCTTCAAACGTTTGATAATACGGTGAAGAAGTATGTTCCTTTGGATTTATTTCCCGACCAAGTTACTTTGGTTGAAGATTACGACAACTATAACGAAAATATTGCCCTGAAATATAGACAAGCGGGTGTATCAACAGTGACAGCTGCTTGGGCATCAAAAAGACTTGTTTTTGCAAAAAAGAATAATCCTGAAAAGGTTCTAATCATTGCAAACAAACTTGATACGGCGGTAGAATTTGCAAACAAAGTTAGATCATTTACGGAGCAATGGCCACAATGGGTTGGTGCTGGGTTTTCTCCTGATAAAAATGCGGCTCGACATTTCAAACTATTAAATGGGTGTGAAGTTAAAGCGGTTGCCACTTCAAAGGATGCCTTACGTGGATATACCCCAACAATTCTAATATTTGATGAAGCGGCATATATTGAAGCCGATGATGATTTCTGGGCAGCCTGTATGGCCTCACTATCTACGGGTGGTAAGGTTATTGTTATTTCTACTCCAAACGGATATGATCAAATTTACTATGAAATTTATGATCAAGCCCTTAGGAAAATGAACACATTCAATATTACTGAGATGTTTTGGTTTAAAGATCCAAGATATAACAAAGATTTACAGATGATTAAAACTGAGGATCTTGTTGAATATCTTTTAAATAGAGAAAACTATCCAGATACAGAAATAGTTGACCTTACAGTTGAAAATTCATATGAGAGAGATTATACCGTTGTAAGTGAATATTTGTCTAAAGGATTTAAACCTTACTCAACATGGTTTGAGGGAATGGTTAAAAAACTTAAGTATGATAAGAGAAAAGTGGCACAAGAGTTGGAATGTAATTTCTTGGGGTCGGGTGATAATGTGTTTGACGCCATTCAATTAATGAGAATTAAAGAAAACGACATCAAAGAACCAGATGGTAAGATGATGGCCGGTAATTTATGGATATGGAAAGAACCTGTATTAACACACAAGTATATTATGGGTATTGACGTTTCAAGAGGTGATTCTGAGGACTTCTCGTGTATTGTGATAATAGACTTTGACGATAGAGAACAAGTGTTTGAATACGTCGGAAAATTACCACCAGACACATTGGCTGAAATTGCGTTTAAGTGGGGTAACATGTATAACGCATTTGCCGTTACGGATTTAACAGGAGGTATGGGGGTTGCAACAGCAAGAAAACTACAAGAATTGGGATACAAAAATTTATATGTTGAAGGTGTTACAGATAAAAACAAATATAAGTGGGACCCCAAAAGAGACGAAAAAATACCTGGAATTAATTTTAATAATAAACGTGTTCAAATTATTGCAGCATTTGAAGAGGCACTAAGGCATGATTTTAAAATTAGATCATCAAGGTTATTGAATGAGATGGGTAAATTCATATATGTTCATGGTAGACCAGATCACCAAAAAGGACATCATGATGACTTAATCATGGCAATATCTATGGCAATTTATGTTGGAGACACCTCATTCCAAAGTTTATCTAAAGTAGTTAATCAAACAAAAGTCATGATTGATGCATGGCATACAAGCGTAAGTGATAATAGAAATAGATCTGACTTTTTTAATCCTATGATACCTTCGGGTGGATCAAATAGTGGAAGGTATCCATCAGAGGCGTCAAAAAGTGATTATGAAAAGTATTTATGGTTATTCGGGAAGTAATCTATTTAATATTTCCACGAAACAAATAGAATTATAACATGAGTGAAAAGAACCTAACGGTCTGGCAAAGATTATCCCAAGCTTTTGGTCCTAATTCTCTTTTGAATCAAGATTATCCTACGCTTAAATTTGATAAGAAAGAGTTATTAAGAACACAAGATAAGGAACAATATGAGCGTGAAAAACTTCAGGCACAGCAAACCTTTTATCTGTCCAACCAATGGGCAAAAGTGGAGAATAACATGTATTCTCAAGCGGTTTATTATGAACCAACAAGACTTGCATCAGTTTATGATTATGAATCAATGGAGTATACTCCTGAAATTTCTGCCGCGTTAGATATCTACGCTGAAGAATCTACTACAACAAATGAAGATGGATTTATATTACAAATTTATTCTGAATCAAAAAGAATAAAAGGTGTATTAGCCGATTTGTTTAACAATACGATGGATGTTAACACTAACTTAGCGATGTGGACAAGAAACACATGTAAGTATGGTGATAATTTTGTATATCTTAAATTAGACCCTGAAAAAGGTATTGTTGGTGTACAACAATTACCGAACATTGAAATTGAAAGGGTTGAGGCGGGTATGCACGAAAGAAGAGCACAATCTATTGAAAATCCAACAGAACATAAGGCACTTCATTTCACTTGGAAGAATAAAAATATGGAGTTTCAATCATGGGAAATTGCTCACTTTAGATTATTGGGTGATGACAGAAAATTACCTTACGGTACTTCTATGTTGGAAAAAGCAAGAAGAATTTGGAAACAATTATTATTGTCTGAAGATGCGATGTTGATCTATAGAACTTCAAGAGCACCTGAAAGAAGAATATTTAAAGTGTTCGTAGGTAACATGGAAGATGCCGATGTTGAGGCTTACGTACAACGTGTTGCAAACAAATTCAAAAGAGATCAAGTTGTTGATCAAAAAACAGGTAATGTTGACATGAGATTTAATCAGATGGCAGTTGACCAAGATTATTTTGTACCTGTTAGAGATCCTGCAGCACCAAGTCCGATTGATACATTACCGGGAGCCACAAACTTATCCGAAATTGCGGATATTGAATATATTCAAAAGAAACTTTTAACGGCACTTCGTGTACCTAAAGCTTTCTTAGGATTTGAAGAAGTTGTTGGAGACGGAAAGAATTTAGCGTTACAAGATATTCGATTCGCCAGAACTATTAATAGAATTCAAAAGAGTATGTTAGCTGAACTTAATAAAGTTGCTATCATTCATCTGTTCTTATTAGGATTTGAAGAAGAGATTGAAAACTTTACACTTGGGTTAACAAACCCTTCAACACAAGCAGATCTTTTAAAGATCGATGTTTGGAAAGAAAAAATATTATTATACAAAGATGCAGTTTCAGATCCAGGAAATGGTATACAACCTGTATCGTCTACTTGGGCTAAAAAACATATTCTCGGATTCTCTGATGAGGAAATTAAAGTTGATTTACAACAACAAAGAATTGAAAAGGCTGTTGGTGAAGAACTTAAAAATACTCCGGCTGTTATTCAAAAAACAGGAATATTCGATAATATAGACAAACTATATGGAAG